AATTCTTTTGGAAATATTTCTTTTAGTTCTTGTCTTGATTGTCTTTTACCAAATTTTTTAGTTGAGAAATATTTTGTTTTTCCATTAATAACTTTTGTTTGAACTTTACCAACATGAACCTCACCATCTTCATTTATAAATACAGTTTGTTCTTTTCCAGCAATTCTCTTTAGAAACAAATACTTAACTTTATAAGTTCCTTCTGTAAAACCCATTTGTCGTAAATGTCCACCTATATCTAAATCAAGTTTTCTATCATCAGGAAATACATCTCCTGCTGGAAATATTTCATCTCCAACTAATACATCGTCTTCATCAGTAGTTAAGTCTTCTGATTGATAAACATAGATATGAATATAATCTTCATTTCTTCTACCAAATCCAGAAGGTAACAGTCCAGGAATTTCTAATTGTTCTTTATCTTTTTGATTTAATCCGTATTCTAACATTAATCACCCTCTGCTACTTTTGCAAGTTCTTCTTGTAATTCTGTTATAGTTTCATCTAATGTTATATTCAATTCATCTTGAGCATCTATCTTAGATTGTAATTCTATTCTCATTCCCTCAAGTTCAGGAGGTGTTACTTCTGGTTCTTCAGGTGGTACTTCAGTAAGTAATTCATTAAATACTGATTTTCCATTCCCGCCTAATTCTTCAGGACCAAAAAACTTTAACCACAAGTCTTTATTTGAAGATTTTTGTACTACAGGAAGTCTAACATATTGGTGTTCCTTTTCCATTGAAGCACCTGGATTTTTAGGGTCTTCGTATGATAATAAAAATCCTCTTTCATCTCTCAATGGGTCTGTTGCATCAAGTGCAGAACCAGACATTGCAGCTCTTTTCTTTTCTTCTTCTAAATGTTTTAAAAGTTTATGTTCGTCTGCATCTTGTACATTTTTATAATAATCTGTATTTCTAGCTTGTTTTATTGTATAGGGCATTTTATCTCACCACTTTAAATTCATATCCGTCATCATATACTAAAGATGATTCATCTGCTCCGCTTCCACTTACTACTTTAATTTCAAACTTATAATGTCTTTCTGGTTGTAACCCATCCATCCACAAATTAAAATAATTACCTGTTGAATCACAGCTAACAATTGAACCTGTTCCAAATGGAATTATCACATCATCAGTTAAAGAATCTTTTACTGAATAGTAAGTTCCTTGGCCAAGAGACTGACTTCCACTTGGTAAAGATTTTACAGTTAACGCTGCGGGTGTAGTAGAAAATCCTCTTGTTGGATATAGTTCTCTACCTACTAATCTGAATTTTACTTTTGATTTTTCTTTATATTCAGATTTAATATTTTTAAAATAAACAGTTAGGTTATCTAAATCGGATGAAGCTAAAGCACTTAAACTTCCAGTACTCCATACACTATCATCCCACTCTACTTCTAACTTTGGTGGAAAAATTGTATTTGTCTCTCGTGAGAAAAATTTTAAATGTCCAATATGATTAGTATCCCCTTCAGCTGAACCTGTTGCGGTTGTTGGATCGAATATTGAATACATACTTTGTGATGTTGCTACATTTTGTCTCTTTACAATAAGCCCATTATTTGGAAATATAGAACTTGAATAAATATGATTTTTAACCAAATCACTAATATCCATTCTAATATCTTTAGTTTCATAAACTAAATTTTCTGAAGAGCTAACTTCATATTGACTACTAATACTTGAAGTAAACCAAGTACCACCTTGTGTTGTACTACCACTCACCCATTCAGTTTTTGTTGTATCGTTATCTCGATATTTCCAACTTGCCCCATCACTTAATACTGGGTCTCTACTATAAAATCCTGTTCCACCTGACCAACTTCCACTTACCATATAAGTGTATAGAGTTTGTTCTACTGCTAATTCTTCTGAACTTGCATCATATAAATTTAAATAATATTTTGCATCGCTTGGAATAACTCCTGTATTTACTTGATTAGTAATATAACTATAATCAAATTTAATAAGTATTCGAGATACTCCAACAGATGTTCCCGTTGAATTAACTTCTTTTCTAACTTCTAATATTTGATCAATTCCTGTATTGATAGAAGAACTTACATTTCCCTCATAAATTGTTGTGTCTACTACTGGATATTCAAAATAATACATTATACATCTCCTACTACTCTACCCGAAATATCAGTATTTGGGAATTTTAATTCGAAAATACAAGGGTCTAATGATGGATAAATAACTCCATCTTTGGTTGCTGATTGTAAATCATATACATGGCCAGTATATCCACTTTCTGTTTGCCATTCATTATCAATAACTACCATTTGTTTTTGTGGATTATCATCTTCTGGTGGAACAATACTTGCCACACCATCCACTAATGAAATTGCATAAGCAATATCACTTAAAATTATTGGTTGTCCAATTTGCCATTTCTTAATATCAAAATATTTCTTAACTGATTCTATTGCCCTTAACAATACTTCATTTTTATTAAATCCTCTTTGAGTAATAATTGAAAATCTACAACTAATATTTACAATATATGCATCTTTAATATTAATTGCATCTGTTAAAATTCTATATTGTGATAGATATGTTTTTAAATTATTTTTTACAGCGTGGTTTAATGTTACTAAATTCTGATTTGCATCATATCCTAAAGTATAAAAATTTAATGCTAATGGATTAGGTAAAGTACTTATAGATTTATTTTTAGAAATTTTACCATTCTTAACAATCAGTTTAGTATTTGCCTCTAATTGTTCATCTTGAACGATAAAACATTTAGCAATATTACCATACTTTTGTGGTAATGAATAAACTCTAATTATATAATCCTCTTTGGTAACTGCTCTATTTTGTGAATTAAAATATGCTAATGCATTCTGTCTAACTTGTTCATTTGTCTCTCCACTTGAACCACCAGTTGCAGATTCTTCATTAGTAATAACTAAACTTGTTTTCATATCACTTACTTTTGTACCATTTAATCCTGTATCATCAAATGTCCAACTAACATTATCGAGATTTGTAATTGTACCTGAAAGTGCATTATCTTTAACTGAACCACCATGTGTATATTTTACTGTTAGTGTAGTATTACTTGGAGCCAATCCAAAAGTTTTGGTTTTCAAAAAATTACTTGGATCAAAAGATTCATCCAATTTATTAACACCCAATGATAACGATGAACCAACATTATCTGGATTTGGAATTATTTCTTCATCCGCATTTGAACTAATACCTGAACCAAATCTTATTTCTGTTTTACCATCACTACGGACATACTTTGTAAATCTTTTAGCAGTTTTAATTAACTTTAATAAGAAAGGGGATTCCTTTTTATATGATGTTAAATCAGGACTATTATTATCAGAATTTTCCATTGAAGCAAAAACAGTATCTTGAGCCAAGAATGGAACTTCATACCATTTTTCTTCTTTACTATCTGTTATTGACATAATATCAATTACTTTATTATTACTTAAAATTATTTTATCGAATTTGGTAGCATTACCAAAAGTAAATGTTTGTGATGTTTTAGTACCTGATTTACAAATTCCTTTTTTCGTCAATGTAAAATGTGTTGGTGTGGTTTCATCAAACTTTGAAACTCTTATATCCATATTATCTAAAGAACTCGATACTTTAAAATTAATATCATCCGCCAATCTAAATGTTGTTCCATTAGTAGATGAGAATGTACTATCACCTGCTAATATTGGTGCATAATCTAAATCTGGTTGGTAAGTTTCTCCAACTTGTAATGATGGAACTTCTACACTAAAATCACATATTGCTGTAGCTGGACTTGATAGTTTCGGTTCATATCCAAATGATTGAGCAATTTTATAAATATTTTTCTTTTCTTCTGCTGCATGTAATAATGATTCACGATATTGATTATCAATATAAAATCCTAATACATCTCCTACATATGCTGCCATCTCTATAAACATCATTCCAGGACTTGATTCATTAAAATCATTATATGTATTTGGAAAGTATGTCTTTGCAAATTCCATTAAATTGTTTCTTATATCAGAAAATTCTCTACCAAGATATTGGACTTCCTTTTTCTCTACTTTTTGATTTGTATTATAATCGACAGCCATTCTATCCTCCTGTATTAAAATTAAATGTCATTGTCTCAATTGAATCAGGGTCATCTGTATCTACTCTAAACTCAAGTGAAACCGTTACCTGATTAGGATTAGATTCATCCTGTATAGTAAAAATATTTTCAGCTGTAATATAAGGTAACCATATTGCTAAAGCTTCTCTAATTGCACTATCAATTTTATCTCCAATAGTACCAGTTACTGGTTCAAATAAAATTGCAGGTAAATCACTACCAAACGCTGGTTGTCCAAGTCTTTCACCTTTTTGTGTTAATAATAAATTTTTTATATTAGATGATGCTTGTTCTTTTAATGTTGTTGAGCGGGGAAAAAATCCCTCACCACCTACTCCATATGTTAATGGAAAGGTACATCCGAAAAAACTATCTTCGTCCTCATTTAATGCTGCTACTGATGGATTGTTTATATCTCTTGTGTTCATTATCTATTACTTTTCATCTTATTGTGTTTCATTAACTTACTATAATCCTTTGTTAAAGCATCTTGTACATGGTCTGGAACTTGATTAGCTGAAACTCCAGCTTCTTTCATAGTTTGTACTGCTCCAACTTCTCGTTGTGTTTGTTTATCACCACCATAACCTAATAATTCTGATGCTCTTGTTGAATCAAATGCACCACCACCCATTGTTGGATACTCATCCATTTCTTGTGATTTACTATTTAAACCAACCGTTTCATTTAGTATATCGTTCAGAGTTTGGTTCTCAGTATATTGTACTGGTTCTCTTTTCTTTACTACTTTTTTCTTTCGAACTGGCTGTGTAAGTGATTTGAGAGAAGTAGATTTCTCCTCTGTTATAAATATATGTTTCACCTGTTTTTTAACTTCAATTCGTACTACTTCTTGTATTATTTTTACAAGGTCTTTTTTAGTCATGTCTAACTCCTTTACGCACCACTTGGTACTTTATAGCCTGTAAATACAGTTGGTACAGTTCCCAATGGAACTCCAACTCCCTGTACTTGTTTTGAATGTGTATCAAATGCTTTTATTAGTTGATCAATAAAATCATCTACACTTTTATTTTTAATTCCTTCTGCGTCAATAAATGCTCCAGTTACACCTGGAACTACTACAACACACATATTACTTGAAACGGCTCCAGTCCAATATATTTTTAATGCCGTATCTAATGCTACTGAAAATGGTGGGAATGGTAATGGACTTTTCAAACACATATTTAACATTCCTGCCATTAATTTTTTTAATGGTGATTTAACTATTATTCCTGGAACAGTTGCACTTCCTTGTCCTTTTTGTGTTCCACCAAAATATGGTATACCTGGTACCGCGGTTTTAACTGCTTTATCATATGAATCAGCAATTGCCGTACCAATGTCATCACCCTTTTCTAAGGCTGCTTTATATTCAACTCTAAATAATTCCCAACCTATTTTTTCTGCCATTTTATTCTACCGTATTCTTTGGACTTTTTATTGATGGTATACCTAATGCACTTTTTAATTTTTGTAATATTGGTTGTCCTGCAACAACTTGTACAGGACCCGTAGGTGCTAATAATCCAGTTTCTATTAATGTTAAAATATCATTCAACACCGATTCTAATTTATCCCCCAATACCATTGGTTCAGTAGCACCTGAACTACCAATTTTTGTTACTGGTGATTCAATTACTACTTCACTAACTGCTCCTATTGAAACATTATTATTACTAAACATTCCAATATCTCCACCGTTCTTAGTATTAAATATAATCCTATCCGAACTTAATAAAATATTTTTACCCTCATATGGAGCTGTAACTACTTTACTTTCTATTCCTGAAGTAAACTCTAATTTTTGATTTGTAGTCAAGTAAATACTTGAACCATCCGTATCAATCTTTTCTTCTACTGGTTGTTTTGGTTCAGGAAACTCATCTTTACTTTGTCCAACATTTAAAATAATGTTTGGTGAATCTTCATTTTCATTCTTTATATCACTACCAATTCTTATAGTGTTTCCATGTCTACCTTCAAATATTACATCACCCTCGTGTGGTAATAATTTGCGAGAATCTTTTGTCTTCTTTAAATAATATCCAAGTTCAGCACTTTTATCATCTGTATTTGGTGTGTCTAAACCAAACAAAGATTTAAGTGTGTTCTTTCTTTTTAATCTACTAATTCCATGTTGTGAATTAAAATTAGGATTACCAAATACATTTAATTGTGTTGTATAATAATATTGTCCAAGATACTGAACTCCTATCACAATCTCTCCAACTGCTGGTAAATTGTTTATACTTGGATTCATCGGTTTAAAATTTTTACATTTATCTATTGTCTTACCTTGTTCCGAATAAACAAACCTACCAAGAATCCCACCAATAAAAGCATAATCTGGTTTATCTTCAGATGTTTTTGGAAAAGATGATTTACTCTCATCCAAATGTACATCCAAAATTTCTACTGGTTCTAATTCATAAAATTCTTCCGACTGGACTAATTGTTTAAATAGTCTCATCGTTGATTCTACATTTTGTATTCTATTAGATTGAAGTGGTCCTGATTTAGCACCACCTTTCTTTTTCATTTTTACGGGCATTTAATTATCTAACTTGGATGTTATACTATCAGAATGATCTTGTAATTCATTTACTGTATGTTCTATACTTGTCATCAATTGTTCTTTCTCTTTTTCAGATAAACCGAATTCTTCATCACTATCACCTTGTTTAGCAGCAGTAGCCAACCTCTGAACTATTGTTGCTAACTTAACTAATTGTTCATCATTCTTCACATTGATTTCCAAATACTCTTTTAGCATTGGAATTATTTGCACAGCTGTATCACCATCTTTGATAAACCCAACAACTTCTTTCATCAACACTTCTAACTGTTTTTTATTAGTTACTGAATTATCATAAATATCTTTAAAAACATCTGAAAGGGATTTCCCCTCGAAAACTTCAAAATCGATTGCCATATTATTACCTATTTTTGATTGAATTTGATTCAATAATAAATATTAAAAGTTCAGAAAATAGTTATATATAAATATATACACTTGTATATACCCATTAATATTTTAAAATATATACAATAGTTATTACTGTCGGGTATAAAATCCGACTAATTGATAACTAACGGGAGATAAAAACCATGAAGGAAATCATAGCACTCGTAAGGGGATGGGTTGATGACATTGCTCATTTACTTTTATCCTTTGTAGCCATTGGTGCCGTTTCCGAAGTCATATTCGGTAGTGGTATCTTCGGTGTTAATGTTATAGGTAACCTGACATCCATCATAAACAGTTTCGGCGAATCGGGTTTCGCTGGACTCGTCGCATTGTTGGTGTTGGTGGGTTTATTCCGTAAGTAGTACTATATCGGATAGATAATAAAGGGGGTCGATTGTAAATGGCCCCCTTTTTTTTTATCTTTTTGGTTGATTAAACCAACTACCTGTCCATCGAGTTTCAATTGAACCCGTAGCAAGATAAGCTTTTTGTAATTGATTGTGGTGTTTCTTCATCACATTAATTACTCGTGTGATATGTTGTGTATTCGAATCAGTCATTTCGCGAATCAAAATATACAAAGCCTTCTTATTAAAGTTATCAATATTATCTTTCATATCAATCAACTCAACAACAGCATTTGCAACATCTAAATCTTTCTTCCGTTTAAAAACAGTAGTAAGATTATTTCTCCAGTAATCAGCTAACTGAGTTAAATACTCAACTTTAACTTCACGATTTTCTTTTGATTTTTCTTCTGAAATTGCATCTCGTTTATAATCTGTAACCTCTTCACTATCGTGTTGTTTTAATCGTTTGTAATTATTATTATTGTGTAGAATTAAATAATTCTTAGCAACAATACTGAAGTATGAAAAGGCCTTACCCTTACCCTCAGCGAATTTATGCATGTTCATATAAAGGAAGCTAACCACCTCATGCACGACATCTGCACTCGGTACATCAAAGTAATAAAACTTAAATGTATGGATGATATTCTCTGCTAATTTCTCAAATGGTGTACGAATATGTTCATTATAAATTCTCTCCCTCATATAAGGTCTATCTTCCTTATTATGACGAATGATTGCATTTTCAGTTCCTTGATGGAAATAATATCGTGGTGAAGACTTCTTGGCTTTTCTTGGCATGTTAAATATCCTTTTCGGTTAATTTGGTTAAGTCATTAACTGCATCTTTGATTCCCTCAAATACAGTTCCAATTTCATCATCAGATTCAAACTTACCTTCTGAATCTAACAAGTCCAATGTTGTTTTAGTATCGATTAGTTTTTGGGAATATTCTTCTGCCCACTCTTCTAATCGTTCTACCTTTTGTAATTGATTGTATGTTGTCCAACCAAGTACTATAGATAGAATGGTTGTAATTCCTAATAGTATTTCTAATATCATTTTGTATCTCCAAACAACTCATCAAATAAATCCTTAGCATTATCATTAGAAGTTAATTTAGTTTCAACTTCTGTTGCAACTGCCTTTTTGATATTGATGACTTTTTTATTTACTTCTCTTCTACTCTTTTGTTCTCCATGTTTCCACTCATCATATTCAATGTGTGTTGCCATAGAATCTGCTTGATGAAGAACATAAGCTATATTTGATTTCAAACTTCTTGATGGTTGATATCCAATATAATAGTTTTTATTTGCTTCTTCATACAATCCATCGGTTAATCTCAAACCAATATATTCCTTCTCGGAATACTTAACTCCAAAGTGATTTAACAGAAAGATTGCTCTATCTGTAACTGTCATGAACTGAAGGTCTTCGCCGTGTTTATAGATTAATCCTTGATTCTTACGATGCCAATCTGATTCGTTTGGTACATAATAATCATTTTCTAAATCACCAACTTTACCTAAGTCATGATGTATAGCTGCAAAAATGAGTTCTTCATCAGTATAATTTATTGATGCTCCATTCTCTTTCCACAACTTATTTATTTTTACAGCTAAATCAGTTACATGAAGTACATGGTCTACATAACCGCCTACAAATGCATTATGATAATGTTCTTTACCACTTGCAGGAGCTATACACATTCTGTCTTCAAAGTAATGGTACATTTTAAGAAGATTTTCCCTTCTATCGTTTGGATAGTCTTCTGGAAATGTATCTTTAATAAGTTGTATTAACTTATTCCAATTCGCTTGTATTTGTTCAGGTGTTAACTGTTTCATTTTCTAATCTCCATTTGTTAGTTTTTCTAATTTTTTATTAAATTCTTTTTCATAATATTCTAATGGTTTAGTTACTTCCAAATACTTATTTTTTATTTCATTTAATCTTAATAATCTAACATGATTATCTGACAATTCCAAGCACTTTCTTTTAATATCTTCAAAAGAATAACATCTTTGCCAATCAGAATAAACCAATTGATTATTACAATCATAATCTTTCCACACTAAAGGAATTACATCACAACCTAATGCCTCATTATATCTTGAAGTCAAATGTTCTTCTTGTCCTGGCCAATTAAAACACAAAGTAGTTTTACATTCAGCGATGTGTGGTAAAATGTTTGTCATTTTTTTATCGAATTTATGTGTGTATTTAAAACCATCAAAAT